CTCTAGAAGTTCGTAACCATTTTGAATTTGCACCTCAATTTGACCTAACGTAGGATGTGACCTTGTAATTTTACCAATATAAACTAAATGATCCGGAGCGCTTGGCTTTGTAGTTGTGTAAGCTCCAGCCGTTGTCGGACTCAAATATAATTGAGCGCCCTCCGTAAATGAGGAAGTATCTAAGCCGTTCAAATCTCCAACGATTACGCAATTTCCAACGCCATTATTTAAAATATCCGATTGTAATAATCCGAAAGTCCTTGAGCTTAAACTCTCTGAGCTTGCTTGGGCTTTTGAAACTAAAATTTTATTTCCATTTGCGCCACTAATATAAACGATAGTTCCCTTTGTTAAGGTTGCACCGGTCATATTCTTAACCTCACGCACTAACGTACTCGCTTGGCTTGTCGTTGGAATATCTAAGGCAGTTATAAAAGGATTAACTCCGTCAGCTCCGTCGTTTATTAAGTCGCTCGTATTTGTAACCGCTGCCGGAATTGTTGGCTTGTTTAAAATTTGAGCAACTCCACTCGTTGCATTCCAATCGCTATTGACTTGCGCTGCCGGAATAGTTGGTTTGTTTAAAATTTGTGCGTCGCCTGAGGTTGCATTCCAATCGGCGTTAACATTTACCTCAGCTCCGTCTTGAATGCCGTCGAGTTTTGTCTTTAAAGTATTTGTAAAGTCGTTAGTACTTAAACCCTTTCCGGCAACTTTATCGACTTTCAAAGCGTCTTGACTATCTACATAAGTAATAGTTGCCAATCCACTAATTGACGGAATTGTTGGTTTGTTTAATATTTGAGCTTTCCCACTTGTAGCGTTCCAATCTGAATTAACTTGCTCAGCCGGAATTGTTGGTTTGTTTAAAATTTCAGCAACTCCGCTCGTAGCGTTCCAATCCGAATTGACTTGACCGGCTGGAATGTCTTGAGCCGTAATAAACGGATGCACTCCGTCAGCTCCGTCGTTAATTAATTCGCTTGTATTTGTGACTTGAGTTGGAATTGTCGGCTTATTTAAAATCTGAGCCACGCCAGTAGTTGCGTTCCAATCTGAATTTACTTGAGCGTCAGGAATTGTCGGCTTATTTTTAATATAAGCGGGGTCTTGAGGTATTGTAACATCCCAATCGCTTTGAACTTGCTCTCCGATTACTTTATTAATATTAATAATATAGTCGTTTGGATTGCTTATAATTGTAACCTCCTCAACGGATGCCTCGACAACTATGTCAATTGTCTCAACGATAGTCGATGAATTTACAACAATATCGTTGATAGTGTCTTGTACTATTATATCTATATTGTCGCTCATATTATCGAGTTATATCGTCAGTAATTGTGAACATTCCACTTATCCAAGTGTTAACCTCTCCGTCTTGGTTTGTGATTTGAATGTCGTATTTGTAATTACAAGCCGGAATATTAATAATTTGCTCGTCGATTGCAAATTGCCCGTTCTCAGCATCAAAAATAGTCAACGCTGGCTCTAAAGCAATAACTCCTCCAGCCTCTTTTCTTAATTGCATCTTAACCTCTCCGTCAGTTAAGTCGAAAGGTAACTCGTTAATGTTTATTTGAAACGTTACTCGTCTGAATGTATCCCCTCTTTTGGTTGTAAAGTTTAATGTCTGCGCCATTTGTCAAAAATTTTTTTAATTTCTTTATATTTTCCTCTGTTCTTTTGTCCGTCTTCCTCATATTAATACGGTTTGTCTAGCCACCATTTACCACAAATTAAATTTGAGCGCATTGGATTAACTATATTGTTTGAATTACTAACGTACTCAGGTAAATGGAATTTATTTAACCAACGTAACATTCTGTCTTGATACATTTCCGACTTTAATCTCATATTATTAACTAAATAATCGACCTCAGTTTTGTCAACCGCAACCGAATTGTCAGGCTGAGCCTTAAAAATTCCGTTATTATTTACTTTATAAGCTCCGATTAATAAATATTCAACGGCTGCTGCTGCAATTATAAACGGTACAATATAACCCTCGTAAAGAGTTAAATATTCATTTTCCAAATCGTCGTTCTCAAAGTCTAAGCAAATTTTATTATAAAGAGTTTCCCCTAAAATTTCCTCAAGTCTTATTCTTTGAGCGTCAGCTATGCACGGAATATATAAATCAATATCAATATTCCCTCCCAAAAGGGTGTTTTTAGTAAGTTCGTTTTCTTTTAGTAATATAGTTGTCGCCATTATTGTCTATAATTTGGTGTTAATGACCAAAAATTGTTGCTCTCTGAGGCTATTTGTGCCACCTCAATCTCATTCTCTTGCCACCTTGCACGAGGTCGGTCTGCCGGATCTAGGTCTAAAATCATTTTTCTTGCCTCGTTTACGCTTATTCTCTCATTATTTCTACGCAAATATATTTTTCTCATCCAAAAATGTTGACAATTTACGCCTCCTTTGTATAGCCAAACGCTGTAAGTGTCAGCTCCTCCAGCTCCTAAGCCTGGATTAACTACTTTTGTTCCGGCGATTGTGATGTCTTCTTTGCGATAAGTACGTCCAGCGCTTACCATTTTTTGACAAAAATCTCTCTCAGCTCCCAAACTTCCCTCGTAAGTGTAACGAATTTTAAAAAGTTCGGTGTCTTGTTCGCTTGTAACGTTTGGGAAACTTGCAAATGACTTGGCTAAGTTCAAAGTTATTTCGTTAATCTCTAAGTCTTTTGTTACCGGTATTGCGTCAACTTCAACCCACTCGTCCTCGTTTATTATTTCTCCAAGTTCAATCAAAGCGTCGGCAACTTCAGAAAGTCCGTTGTCGTCTTTTGAACAGCAAACTTGCTGACTTGCTAATTGTGTTGGCTCAATTGCTGGCGTTTCTACAATCGTTGTAGTTTCTGTAATTATTGGCTCTTCACTTCTTAGGCTTTCAAATTGTAAATCCAAAGTAATTCCGTTAACGGCAAAGACTTCCATTAATCCGTCTAAAATAATCTCTTGTTTTGGTTTGATTACGTTAATCATTAACTCAGCAAAACCGACTTTTATTTCCTCAGCGTTTGAGCTAAATCCGTTTGCCTCTTTTATTCCAACTAACATTGGAGAAGTCAATTTGTGAGAGGTACAAAGTTGTTGTCTCGCCTCAGCACTTAAATAAGCGTATTGCTGGTGCGCCTCCGATACTTCTAAGGCTGAAATTGTAATCTCGCTGTCTTTATTGTCATTCCAATTTAAAAAGAAAGCTCCGGCATTTTGTGATCCGGTTAAGTGATTACGAATTTGTCTTGTATTTTCTTGAATTGTCTCTGCGCTCTCTTGAACTCCGCAATTCATATTTATAATATGTCCGAACGACAACCCTTTTTGAATGTGATTGATTGAATAGTTTGAAATCTCCTCCTCCATTTTCGCCCACGAAATCCCTGAGACGTAACTCGGATTTGAATAATAAAATTGGCCAACCTGATAATCTCTAAAAATATAAATTTCAGAGCGTTCGCCTAAGCCGTCGCCAAAACCAAAAGCGTCAAAGCGCTCAGGCTTATATTTATTTACATTTGCAAAATCATAACTATAATAATATCCAGTAATATCTCCCTCTTCATTTGCAACCTCTGGAGCGATCCTTTGCTTAGCAATATGAAAACATCGTTGTATTTTATTATTGATATATTTTACCTCAATAGATGCCTCTCCAAACATTTCAAAATCCTTGCATATTTTACGCAAATCTTTTTTAGAAACTAACGACAAAACGGCTGCCCACTCGGACGGCTTTTTTGCTTTCTCGTCTGAGGTCAATCCCTTACCATAAATAAATTGACTATAAGAGTCAATTATCGCTGAATTGGTTGGCGAGCCATTGTAAGCGTCAATAATAGTCTGATAAAAACTATTTTTATCTCCATTTAAAACCCACTTTTTACCGCTTACCTCCTTAATCTCAGGACGAATGTAATTTGAAAGGTTTATAATTTGTAATTTCTCCATAAATTTATACTTTTAGAACTCCTTTGTTAAGTTCAAAATTCTCAAGGTCGGTTTGAGCAGTTGCAAAAGCCTTGCCTCTATATATTAAATTGTCATTTTCATTGATTGTAATCTCGAAACTTTGCCCCTCTTTTAAAATTGGCTCTTCAAAATCTAATATTAACACATTATTTTGGTAAAATGTATCCAATATTTCAATCTCAATCGTTGTATCTCTTAGCTCATCCCTTAAATAAAACGTCAATTCGCCTCCGTTATAATTACGAGGAATACATTTGAATTGGTAAGGTGCTGTTAAATTAAATATCCACATATTAATATAACTAAAAAAAAGTGTTTTGTAACAAAAAAAGCCACCGAAGTGACTTTTTTTTAAACAAACTATGAAAGAAAATTAGGAAACAACCACGTTGCTAACTAAAGCCATTAAAGCGCTTTTAGTTGCTGAGTCCAAAAATGGACTTAAATTGCTCTCTTCTCCAGCAATTGTCAAAGTGAAACCTGATAAATCCGCTCCAGCTCCTCCGGTTACTTTTGTGCAGTTTGACATTGTTCCGTTGGCTGCACCAACTAAAAGAATATTTCCATTATAATCCTCAACGAAAACGTAAGGACGAGACGCACAAATCAATTGAATTTGACCTTGCAAGTCAGCAGATAATTTTGGAAGTGTAACCGCTAACGATTGAGCGTTTAAAAATGTTCCGTTATCCTGTGAGCTTGTTCCGGTTTCTGTTAATGTATTTGTAGTCGCTTTAACTTCGTATTTGAAAACTTCGTCCAAAGATCCCAAGCTCGTAACTTGGTGCGCTGCAATTACAAAACCATAATCGTCATAATTGGCGAAGTATAGATTTTTATAACCGCCACGTTGGTCTTTGCATCCAAGCAATTTTCCTTTACTAATAAGGCATGTTGACATAATATTTTGATTTTTTTATTAAAAACCGCCCAAGTTAATGAGCGGTATTTATGTTAATTAATTAGTCTAATGATAACCAAACGATTTCCTCAGCGTTGTAATATCCAACACCTACAGCGTAAACCACTTTTCCTCTAACTTTTCCAGTTAGTAAACCGATTTCGTCTTCGTCAACAAGTGCCACTTGGTTGTAGTCAGCTGTTAAACCTGTAGCGAAAACTAAGTTTTTACGCTCGTAGATAACTACTGAGTTTGACGGTAAACCGTTCAATACAGTTAACGTGTGACGTCCAAACGCCAAAGGAAAATCTGTATTTCCCATTCCGTAAGTGATACCTTGAGTAGATAAGTAAAAAGCGTATGCTTGAGCAACGTCCGGAGAAACCGCAACGATTAACTCTTTATTTCTCAAAGCAACTGGCACAGCGTTTAAAGCTGGTTTTAAATATTTAGGCAATACGTTTGCCTCAGTAACCGCAGCGTCAGCAGTTGGCTTGTTCACGTCAGCATCGTCAGCGAATAAAGTCAACCAACCGTCAAAGTTAGT